GGATTATAACCAGGAAAATCAATGTGAAAAATATCTTCAGCCATTCCTACCACCTTTTATTAGTTTTATTCTTAAATAATCTAATTTATTTTTATCAAAGAGTGGGAGTACTTGGCGTGCTTTTTCTGTGCTATATCCATAGTATTCCTTTATCACTTCGATCGCTTCAATTTTCTCAGCCTTAATCCATTTATTGAATCTTTTTTTGGGCCTAATTATATTTATTAAAAACGAATTTTGAAGCTTTTTATCGAGATGAGGACGGGAATTCATCTCATTTGCTGGAATTACTGTGTCGTGACCGTATGAAAGTCCTTTATTAATGATAAACGGATTATATTGTTTCTCAGACCAATCGTCAACTATTAAATTATCCTTAGAATAATGAATAGCATTAATAAAATCGAAAGGCGATATTGCTGGCGCCTTATAGGGCGTTACTGTTATTTCTTCTTTTGGCTTACCTAAAAAATCTAAACTCATAGCATTTACTGTTATTTAAATTCAACAGAAGCCATAATCTCAGTTAAGCATGCAACCAAATTAATTTCTTGATCTGCGCAAAATGCGGACTTATATTGATAATCAGCAAGTAATAGAATCAATTGCGGAACCTGTACTACGCTATCGCAGAAAGTATCATAGAACTTTCTAAATAGAGTTTGCGGATCATTGTCAATGTTATTAACAACCCATGTACGCATTTTCTTCCAGTCTTTATCTTTAAGAGAAGAAACCAATTCCTGCATATTGGCTTCGCCCATATTAACAAGAATGCCTTCGTCAATTTTACCTGAAGAACTATAACGCTGCATTTCATTTAGAATACGACGATAATCGGGAAAATGTTTTTCGATTACTTTTGCTGCAACCTTTTGATCAAAGTCAATATTCTCATGCTTAAGAATTTCGCATACTCGTTTAAAGAATGCGCCAGCAATCTTCGGCTTTTCGCTCTTAGGCAATTTAAATTCTATAACAGTTGTTCTAGAATGAAGTGGCGGGATAATACGATTTTTAAAATTACAAGTAAAGATGAACCTGCAATTCGATGAGAACTCTTCCATAAAAGCACGAAGTGCTGGCTGAGTAGAATTCGGATTCAAATAATCCGCCTCATCTAGAATAACTACTTTTGCTTTACCACTAAATGATACTGTAGATGCAAACTGTTTAATCTTTGTTCTTAGAACATCAATACCAGATTCTTCCGAACCGTTAATGATAATATAATCAGTTTGTAACTCTTCGCATAATGCTCGGGCAATAGTAGTCTTGCCCATACCCGCGCCGCCGCACAATAGCATATTTTGAATCTCTCCTTTGGAGAGCATTTCCTGAAAGACCTTCTTTTGATCTGCAGGAAGAATACAGTCTTCTAATGTGCGTGGCCGATACTTCTCAACCCACAAAAACTCTTGTTCACGAATATCCATAATAATCCCATAATATTAAATTTTGTAAGGCACAAATTAATTATTGGAAACAATAATTGTTTCTTCTAATTCTTTTTTCAATGCTGTAATTCTTTCTTCCAGAACAGAAATTGCGGTATTATAATGACCTGTTCCTTCTTTGGAACGATCAAAGTAATATCTACGCAAAGTTTCTGCTTCTGTTTCTAGAACTGCGATATATTCTTCATTTGATGTATGGAAGATTTTCATACTACAGAATCCGGTTCCATTGCAATAAAATATTCTACAGATTTTGTAGCGTGTTTAAAGTGAAACAATTTCTTTTTAGAGATTGTAATTTCATAAGCATCAGGAATTACTTTAAAATTATCTACAGACATATGGCATTCAAATGCATCTTTGCTTGAACCAATTGTACGTTTATACGTATTTGCTGTATCATTTTTCTTATCCCCTACAGTAAGGACAACATTGCCATCCTTAGATGTTACTGAGATTGTTGGAGCAGCTGTAATATTTGCTGCTTTAATAATCATATTAATATCTTCTGCGGTCAAGCTGAACTTGAAGTGAGAATCAATTTCAATAGATTTATCTGGAGCCGAAACAATAACGCTTGCGTTAGAATAGAAGTATTCAAACTTGCCATTGTTCTTAGAAATGGTCAAAGACTTTTCACCGAATTCAACATCTTGATTTTCCATCAATGTTAGCAAAGCCAACAAAGAGTTTAGATCATAGACAGGAACTTCAACAGGAAAGTCTTCAGCCACAGTTGCTTTAGCAAAAATGTTTTTTGCTGTACTGATTGTGGATAAAGTCTTTCCTTTACGAATCAAAATGTTACTGTTGATCGCAGCGAAATTCTTTAATAGTTGGATTGTTTCATTACTAATTTGCATAATATTTCCTTTTCAATTTTCAAACAGGGTGGTGGTCAATAGTTTTATCTGTATCGTTGACTTCGATATCATGTACATATAAAAGCATCAATGCGTAGTGTAACACCTTTAGAAGGTCTTGTCTATTCCTTCCTGCTTTTTTTCCGTACCTTTGGACATATTTCATGACGTTCCCTGCGGTGAATCCAACGCCATGTCCATTATCAATAATAAATTCCGTTGCTTGAAATTTATTCATTGAATAGTGTTGACCATATGTTTTATCAATATAGTCTTTAAATTCCTTAATAAGTTCGCCTTCGTTGTACTTATAATTTATTTCCGCCATGGTAAATTTCCATTATATAATTTGTTCATATGTTCATTTCCTCTAAGGAAGAACTCCGCTTGCACTGAATCCGATCTGTTTCCTGCTCTATAATTAACAGTATACTTACCGGTTGCTGCAGCCTCAATTGTATTATCTTTTAGTGTATATGTCAATGCTCGATCGACTTCAGGTTGATCGTCAGGATGTCTTGCGCGTCTATACCAAATAGGAGACAATTGTAATGCCAATGGTTTAGCAAAAAAGAAACAATTAACATCCACAAAGTAATCGTTTATAACTGATTTATAGTCTCCTAGACTTTCACAGTCATCGTTGCAAATAAATTTGCCATCCGAATCCACAATCTTTCTTAATGAGTATGCCCATTGTTTATCTCCAATTGCATTCATTAGATTTTCAATGTGATCTGGTTCTAACCAATTATCCTCATCCAAGTAGCAGATATAGTCGCCTTTAGCAAGATATGTACTTGCGCCATAAATTCTATGGCCATTATATTGTTCAAGTCCCGTTGCATATGGCAATACCATATAATCAAGATTTGGATGGTTAAAATTTAATATTTGTTTTGTGGCATCAAATGATCTGTGTTCACCATCTACAACAACTAGATGTTGTATGTTTTTATAGGTTTGTTTTGCAACTGATTCTATATTCTTTCTTAAATATTTAGAACCAGTTGTTGCCGTAACAATAGTAACGTCTGTCATACGTCTCTCACATAGAATTCATTCTGCTCAATAACTTTATCTTTAGTCCAACCAAATTGAGATAAATATTCTTCAATTTCAGCATTCTTCCAATTGTTTTCGATAACTAATAGTTTGGTTTTATATTTTGTAGTATCAAAAGATTTCAAAACATCTAGTTCGGTTCCTTCGGTATCAATAGTAATAAAGTCAATAACAGGATGCTCAAAATAATTTTCAATAATCCAATCTAAACGTCTTGAAGGCACATTAATTTTAAGTTCCTGAGGATCAAGTCCCATTTCTTTATGCGCTTCTACTAATTTTTGATCTACCTGCAAACCACTCATACCGCCCCATGGTTGGTGCCCTTGGTTTTGATAGTTGCAGTATACTATTGTAAATTCTGCATCATTTGTATTTTCAGTAGATACTGCACAATTTAATGCCTGCTTTCTTTTTTCTTCACAAGAATCAAAAAATCTAGGGCCTGGTTGTGGTTCTATTACTAAACAATCCCATCCTAATGATTTCTCAAAATAATATGTGTTTGAATGAGTAATACCATCACTGCCGCCAACCTCAATACATTTACCAACGTATCCTTTTGGAAAATATTCCTCAATGAATTTATCTTCTTCGGAAGAACCATAATATTGTGCCATATAATTTGCCTTTAATTTATAAGAATGCCGTTACTGAATTTAAATTCTTTGGGAGTGTTTTCTGGATTATACCCATTACATTCTTTAAGTGTTGGCGGATATAATGGTACATCATCCTCATTATATCCGTTGCCACAAAAATCATAAGGGTTTGCTAATTGTTTTCGTGTTTCGCCGAACCAACCTTCATTCATAGAATGTATCATTGCATTATCTCTAACCATTGGCCATATTACTTCTTTTAAAAATATTTGATCGCCTAAATAGTATGCAAGGTTTTTCATATAGTGGTGCATTAGATTATATATCGGATTATTAAATTTACCTTTATATCCAAACGCACACCCTATAATAGGAAATTCATAATGAGCTTCGTGGTCTTGAAATTTATGGAATTTCTTATCAGAATTTAACCATTCATTAACTGCTCTTTGTTCTCTAATAGTTATTCTACTATCGGAATCTCGGACGATAACAACATTATTATCGTCTTCGAATAATGCATTAAATCTCCAGAACATACCATAACTGCCGTCTGTTACTTCTATAATATTAGCATCAGTTAAATCTTTAAACTTTTGTTTGTCGTCAGTATAAATTCTAAATTCCCAATCAGGATAAAATTCTTTTGCTAATTCATATTGTCGATTGGCACCAACAATGTAGCGGGGCGAGTCGCCCCACACAGACATAGATATGATCTTTTTCATATTAGTATCTAGATTTTCTTTCAATAATAATTGCTGGACGTCCACTATGTCTAGCTTTCTTAAATGCAAGTTCCAAGTCTGCCCCGGTTACAGGATCATATACGGGGAAACTTACTGCAGTTCTAAGCATATTGGTAAAGTCTTGCGAGTGAGTAATTCCTGAATAGAAAGGACCGCCATCTGCAGTAACTGCTCGAATAATTACAGGTACCTTATATTCTCCATGAGAAATTCTTTCAATCTTGTCAATATGATTAACAATTGCATCCATCGCAACTAACATAAAGTCATGACGCTCAAAATATAGAACAGGAATAAATCCTTCAAATCCCATACCAATTGCCAAACCAGCCATTAGATTTTCCGCAACAGGAGTTTCTAATTTCTGAGAATCAGATACACCTTTTAATGTTCCCATAGCGTTTCCGCCAGGAGCATTATTAACATTGTATCCAATAAAGATTGCACCATCGTTACCCAACTCTGTCATTACTTTAAATGCAGCATCCTTATATTTCATTTCTTCAACTGCAAATTCCGGATATTCAACTTCCTTTAAAGGAGGGAAATATTCATCATCTGTTTTCTTAACAGCTTTTGATAAATCAATCATGCCGGGTTTTCTAGCGTGCGGGTATGTAATTTCATATTTGTATTTAATAACAGAAGGAGAATTCCAAACATAGTCTGCAGTTTTGCCCCAACGCTGATCGTTAGTTGCTTCTACTGACCGGTTGTTATTCTCAATAACAAACTTACAAGGCAAATCCCATCCATCCACATAACGAATTGCTTCATAGGTGTGTCCGTTATCTTCTGTTCCATCTCCAATAAAGCACCACACTTTTTGCGTAGATCCTTTACGTTTCAACGCCCACGCAAGACCTGCTGCAATTGCAGGCGTTCCGCCAATAATTGCAGAACAGAAAAAGTTTCTAGCTTTGTCGTAAATAAACATACTACGCCCATTGAGAATTCTATCCTCAACTACTTCTGCGGGAATACCATGCAACAACGCATGATAATGGCTTCTGTGATTAGAAATAACATAATCGCCTTCTTTAATGTCTTTAAAGATATCAATTAGTTGTGTTTCATTACCACCAGATAGATGGAATAAAAATGGTAATTTATTATCTAAATATAGCTCGCCAATCCTGTCCTCAAAGGCAATTAGCTCTTCCGGTGTCCAATCTCTTTTCATTTAATGCTCTCCTTAAAATTAATAACAATTCTTCCAGCTTCGCCATTTCTCATTTTAGCAAAACCATCATTTATATCTTCTAAACCAATTACATCGGTTACTAGTTTGTTTGCAAGTTCAATATTATTATCGATGTGCATAATAATATCGGCCAAATCATTCTCAGGAACAAAATTGCCACCATCTGAACTAAATATTTTTATACCATCAAATATTTTTAACGCATTGTCCAATGTTAATTTTTCGCCCGTCTTTGGTTGACCAACTAATACTAATGAGCCTTGTTTACCAAGAAGAGAAAATGCTTTGGAAATTACATCTGTATTTCCTGAAGTGTCAATACAATAATCCATTAGAGAAGATTCTGCAAAGAATGATGGGGCAGTTTCATATGAAAAATACTTTGCACCAAATTGTTCTACAAATGGACGCTTAACCTCATAACGATCAACTAATGTAACATTTACATTATATAACACTTTTAGCCAGAATGCAATAGTTAATCCCAATCCACCAGCACCAGTAATTAAAATATTTGAATTATCTTTTATTTTCAAATCATATTTTACAATACCATATGCTGTAGAAAACGCACATCCCATTAATGGATATAGATTTGTTAATTCTGTTTTATAGTCTACAGGAGTAACTCTATTTTCGGAAACAATTGTTTTCTCTGCAAAAGTTGTTACTGGGCCCGAACCAACGAGTCCCAATTTGGAAAAATATTTGCCACCAAAACAATCGCAACCGATACCTTTTCTCCAATGTAAAACAACATAATCACCGGGTTTTACTTTAGTAACATTGTCGCCAATTTGTTTTACTTGACCAAATCCTTCGTGGCCCATAAAATGGGGCATATACTTGTCCCATCCTTTAACCGCATCTATTTCATTTATTTGTGCGCCGCAAAGACCAGATGAGATCATTTCAACTAATACTTGTCCTTCAGTAGGATCTTGATGTTCAAATTGCTCAATACTTAAAGGTTCAAAATGCTTGCGCATTACCGCTGCCGAAAAAGTTTTCATATAGTTTTATTTCCTTTCATTAAATCTTCCAATTTTGCTCTATATTGTATTCCCGAGGATACAAATTTTGCAGCCAATTTATTTGCATAACCAATACTTTCCTCAAAAGAATGCCCTTCTAAGAAACAAAAACTTAGAACAGCTAGTACAGAATCTCCCGCACCACTTAATTCTTTTACCTTCACTTCTTCCGCCTTTGAGTGTATTAAACCGAGCACGCTATCATAAGCGTATATTCCATCATTACCTGCAGTAATAACTATTTTTTGAATTCGTAATTTATTGCAAATTATTCTACACGCTTCTTCCATTGAAAAATCGGATGCGTATCGCAATCTAATTTTTTCAAATTCATATTTGTTTGGTTTTATAACTGTTGCTGAGGTAAAGATACTTAGATCATCTCGTTTTGTATCAACTAATACTGGGATGTTGTACATATTTGCAATCTCTATAATAGATTCTGCAACTTTCTTTGTGATAACACCTTTTTTATAATCAATCAATAGTATATCATCAAATAAAGATATGTTATTCTTAACATATTCTATAATTTCATTCTCAGTATTTTCTAATAGTGGATGTGTGGATTCGTTGTCATATCTAAGTAAGTGTGCATTTTTATACTTAGATATCAATCTAGTTTTTACAGTAGTTTTTCTGCCTGCTTCTTTTGTAATAAAGCAGTTACTGTTAAGATGAAAGTTATCGTTAAAAGTAGAGACCACTGAATCATAATCATTACCAACAACCGAAATAAAATTTACATTATGTCCCAATGAACATATATGTGCAGCAACATTGTATGCGCCGCCGAGCATATCTACTTCATCTTCTGTATCTAATACTAATGTCGGTGCTTCTGCAGAGATTCTTGTAGCATTACCATAAATAAACCTATCAAAAATTAAATCACCTATAATCAAATGTCTTTTCATATCAATACATTACCTCATATCCTATAACTCCCCAGCGATTATTGTTCCATCTACAATTAACCTGGGTCTCAACGCATGCTTTTATGTTGTGAAAGAACAATCTAGCAGAGGTTCTATCAACAACACTATCAACCAAACATCCAACGCTACTCGGAACTACATGAATTTCTTTAGCATTATAAATTAAATCCATGTAATCAAATATATTATCTGTAGCGCCTTCTTTAATTTCAATAATATCAAGATTATTTATATTACCAGAAACAGCTACGTTTATAGGATATCCATCGGGTTTGTTGCTACTATATCTATGGACTAACATATAGTCCCTTCCTTTATATAAGGAATCAAATAGCTTTTTAGAATTTTTAGTATTTTGTGGAATCTGGCATTTAGTATATCTTGCAGAGAATGGAACTTCTACAATTTCATACATTTGCCTATCAGAACTTATTGCAAGATTTGCGTAATCAAGTTGTCCATTAGGAAGTTTTCTTAATAATCTAGTATATTGTATTTCCGGATCTGCCGCACTCAACATACTGCAATTATTTTTATTTGCAAAATCTTCTAGCAAATGTTTATTGCGTGTAATATCAATATCAGGGAATTCTAATAATTCAATATTACTAAATCCCTCATATAATGTTTGCATAGATTCCCTAAAGAATTTTCTATAAGGAACATAAACAACATCGCAGACTTCTGCAAATGCGTGAACCATTCCGTTGCAAATTATATGATCACCGAGACCAGTATGAGTATGTAGTAATAATCTATCACCTGCCATTATTTTATCCTTGTTTCAAGTAATCTACGTAATTGGAAACGCCTTCCTTTATTGTAGTCATACTTGATAAATTATATCCAATTTTTTCCAATGTTGTCATATCGGAAGATGTATTCTTTTGATATTGATTAACTATATCTTCAGGAAACTTTATATATTCCTTTTCACCAAATCCAATTTTTTCTAAAAGACATTGTAGTACATATTCAAAATTATTTTGTGTACCTGATCCTAAATCATATGTTCCGGGAATATAGTTATTTAAAAAGTATTCTATTACTTTAATAAGATCCTGTACATATATAAAATCTCTATAGATTGAATCCGATCCTTCAAATATTTTTGCTTTACCTGTGTCATTAATTTGATTATACCAATGATATATTGTACTAGCCATTCTACCTTTATGTTCCTCATGCGGGCCATATACATTAAAAAATCTTAGAACAACTGCTCTGTTATTAATATGTTCTTCACTATCAAGTTTACTCTTAGCATAAAGATTTAATGGGCCGTTTCCATTTCCATAAATTGCTGCAGAACTTGCAAATATAAAAGGAATATTATTTTCGTTACAATAATCAAACCATTTATTAGTGCTGTCAACATTTAATCTTGTCAATCTACCCCAATCTTTTTCCAATGTATTAGAAATTGCTCCCAAATGAACAACTCCTGTTATGTCTTTTGAATATATTGGTTCATCCTCAATATCAAGACCAACGACATTATAATTTCTTTTTACAAAATAGTCTATTGCATTTTGTCCAATAAAACCATTTGCCCCGGTTATTACTACCATACAAAATTCTCTTTATAATAATCTACCATAATTTCTAATTCATTATCAAAATTTGCATTTGGGCGCCACCCAAGAGATTTTAATTTAGAATCATCTATTGCATATCTAACATCTTGGCCTTGTCGTTTTTCGGACAAATCCATAAAATTGCTATATGTTTCTTCGGTGCATAAGTGAAATCTATCTATAATTTTTTTGGCAATAACTATATTTTGTTCCTCATAGTTTCCAGATATGTTATAGATTTCATTTTTTGTTTCAGATTTAATTATGGTTATAACTGCAGAAGCGGTATCAGATACATGGAGCCATGTTCTTCGCGGCATCCCGGCATCGTGCATAATAATTTTCCTACCCAAAGTCAAATGCTTAATTGCTTTTGGTATAAATTTTTCTACATATTGCCCTGTGCCATAATTATTAGTTGGTCTAAGAATGACATAAGGAACCTCATATGTTCTTGCCCATGCAAGTACTAACATATCTGCAGCTGCTTTTGTTGCAGAATATGGATTACTTGGTTTTAATAAATCTGTTTCAGAATGAGCGCCATCAACAATATCACCATATACTTCATCCGTACTAAAATGCAATAGTGTAGGGCGTCTTGTTTTTGGGGTTGCTTTTATTAGTTCAAGTAATTTATGGACTCCATTAATATTGCTTCTAAGGAAAACATCTGAGCTAACAATACTATTGTCAACGTGTGTTTCGGCAGCCATATTAATGATGTAGTCGCAATCATAAATTTTTTCTAGATCATTAATATCCGAATACAAAAATTTAAATTTTGGATATTCTAATAGTAAAGGAAGGAAGTTTTTATTGCTGGCATATGTTTTTTTATCAATACCAAAAACATAATAACCTTCATCTAAACATTTTTTAGTAACATGGTATCCCATGAATCCTAAACAACCTGTCACATAAACAATTTTTGTCATACATATACTTTCAACCCATGTGCTAAGCCATATAAACGAAGAGCATGGTGCTTTTTTAAATTATCTAAAGCAGTAGAATTCCCAGTATAATCTGTATTCCCTGTTGATTCTACAATAAAATTTTTCTCTAAATTATTTATATCACAAAAATAATCTAAAAATTCACTAAGCTTTATTTTTTCAGGATATACGCAATCTATTGTCTGATACAATGAGGTTACTGTTTGTAGATTTGACAATACAAATTTAATTATATTGTAGAAATCTTGTATTGAGATGTAATCAAATTTTCGGTCATCTATAAGTTTAAAAGGTTCTGTAGATGCAAGGAATCTTTTTAATAACCGAGTTTCATATTCTGTATTTCCAAAACATCCAAACAATCGCAAATTAATGTATTTTGCATCTTTTCTAATAATATCATAAATTGTTCTCTTAGAGAAAGCATACGCATTGTTTGTATCTGTACCTTCTATTCCCGAACCAATATTAATATAATTTTTAAATAGATTAGAGTTAGAATGAAAATTATAAAACAAAGATAAATTTCTTGCTACGTCGTATGCGTCTTTGCTTTGTAGATTTTCTTTTCCGCCAAATGTTAGACAATTTATAACAACATCTGCTTGAACCGCAGTTAATAAATTCTTTACAGTTTCATTGTCAAATAAATCTACCTGATCTTTATAGATAGGAAGTACTTGATGTGCCGATGTTAACTCTTTAGTTAGGTAAGATCCAATAAATCCGCCTGCGCCAATAATTACAATTCTCATATGTTTACAATCATTTCTTTTTTAAATTCTTCATCTGATAAAAATGGTAGCATGTCATGAAGGCCTGCCTGTTTACCATTTTTTAATGCTTGGGCTGGTAAAATTTCTTGGTCTTCTAAACACTTACAATCTATAATAGCGGGCCCGTCAACTAATAAAAAATCTTTAAAGGAATTCAATTGAGTTTCCAATCTAACATCTTGATAATCTAGACCAAATGTAGTTGCTATATTCTTAAAAGATGGAAACCATAATCCAGTTTCAGAACTTGTTCCAAATACTCGTCCATTAAAATATTTGGATTGGGTATTTTTAATACTTAAATATCCATTATTATTCAATACAATAAATTTTATATTAAGGTTATGTTGTTTTACAACGGCAAGTTCTTGAATATTGCTCATAAAACTACCATCGCCTGTTATGGCAATAACTTGTTGATTGCTTGACATAGCAACACCTATTGCTGCAGGAACCACCCAGCCCATATCTGCTTGTGCTGGGCTAAAAATAAAGCGTTGTCCTTCTTTTGCATTAAGGGCAGTTGGTCCAGCATAACTAATACTGCCAGCATCGCCCATAATAATATCAGATGCTATACTATATTTGTTTACTGCATCTAAAACTGCGTAAATATTTAATGCGTAATCATTATTATTCGCGGCATATTCTGGCTGCATCACCGGCCATATGTTTTTCCAATGATTGCATTTATCAATCCATTCTTGCCGCGTCATATCATACCTCTAAAAAATTCTTCTAGGTTAACATTATACTTGGAATCAATATGCACAATATCTTTTTTCAACTCATTTATATCTAAATCTATTGCAATCTTATAACTAGCGGGACTAAATTGTTTTGGATCATATCCAATAACACTGCTATTTACGCTGCTTCCAAGTATCAATAATAAGTCAGCATTCTGCATTGCAAAATTACCTGCTCGAGAACCTTTAATTCCTACGGTACCAATACTTAACGGGTGGCTATCTGCAGTATAGTCCCTTGCACCGTAAGTACTAACGTATGGGATCTGATAATTTTCAATAAAATTAACAAATTGATCCACAGTATTACTTTGTCTAATACCGTATCCCGCAAGAATAACTGGGCGCCGAGACTCTGAAATTTTTTGTTTAATCTCAGAAAAATTAGACATTAGGTTGTTTACAACCGACGGTATATACGTTGAATATTTTTCCGGCATTTCTGCCGTTTGGATATTGCTAGGAATGTCTATCCAAACGGGACCGGGTCTACCACTTGTCGCAGTATAAACTGCTTCTTGAATTTTATAAGCAACATCTTCAACACTAGTAATGAATGTTGCGGTTTTTGTCATTGATTTAAATGTATCAATAACATTATGTTCTTGTATTCCATACTTTCGAATATTAATATTCTTTTGTTCATTTATCCAAGAACTACAAGTATCCAAACGTACATTACCACTTATGAATAATACAGGAACAGAATCTTGCCAAGCATTTAAAACACTAGTTGCACAGTTTGTTCCTGCACACCCAGTAGTAGGATTTACTACAGATAGTTTTCCTGTAAATTTACTTTCGCCTATTGCAGAATGTCCTGCACCTTGTTCGTGATGATAACAGATATAATTTATTTTTCCATGTTTAATGAAACCATCATTAAGTCCGCTGGCGCCGCCGCCCATCAATCCATGTACTCTAGATACACCTATATTGTATAAGTATTCTGCTATCCAATCACAAACTCGCATGATTTGTTGCCCAATCATTAATACGTTTTAATGCTTCAATTATATCTTTTTTACTGGTAGCATAACAAAGGCGTAGATATCCTTTGCCATATTCCCCAAAACAATCTCCAGGTAATGTAACAACCCCGGCATCAAGTAATGCGTTGCATACCTCTTCAGAAGTTAGACCCGTCTTTGTAATATTTGGAAATACATAGAATGCGCCTCCTGGAGACAAACACTCAAATCCCGGAATCTTATTCAATCCATCAACCAGTAAATCTCTTCTAGACTTATATTCTTCCATCATATTATAAACAGAATCTTGCGGGCCGTCAATAGCTTCTTTCCCGGCTGCTTGAATAAATGGGCTAACGCAACTACTCGTTGTTTGTAACAATGCAGCCATTCTTTCAATCACAGTACTAGGGCCTATCATAGTTCCTAGTCTCCAACCAGTCATTGCAAATGCTTTACTAAAACCATTGCTTATAATAACGTGTTCTTTACATTCATCATATATTCCGGGACTACTAAATGTGCTATAATTCATCCTACTATAAATTTCGTCACTATACAGATATATGTCTTTTTCTTTTGCCAATTCATATATTGCTTTAATTTCTTCAGGAGTCATTACACTTCCCGTAGGATTGTGTGGACTGTTTATAATGATCAATCTAGTTTTATCGGTAATTGCATTTGCAACATCCTCGGGGTTCATTCTAAATTTGTTTTCTTCTTTTAACGGCACTCTAACAGGAATTGCGCCGCACATTTTAATTGTGCTGTAATAAGTTGCAAATCCAGGATCGGGAACAATTACTTCATATCCAGGATCAACTAAACAGTATATTGCATAAAACATTCCAATATTGGCGCCAGGAGTAATTAACACTTGATCTAGATCGGGCGCAAATCCTCTACTTCGTTTAGTAGCATCTATAATAGTTTGTCGAAAGTCTGGCAATCCAAAACTACTGCAATAATGCGTGCCGCCATTCTTCAAAGAATTTATAGCAGCATTAATTACATTTTCTGGAGTATCAAAATCTGGATCTCCTATTTCCATATGGATCATAGATCTACCAAGTGATTCTAATTTTTTTGCCCTGTCCAAATATTTGAACATGGGTTGCCCATCAATATTGGAAGCGACTTTACTTAAATTTTTCATACAAATAAACTCATAAAACCATCAACTACTTTACCTATATATGCAATTTGTTCGGGAGTAATTACTGGACTTGTGCCATGGAAATAAGTATTGGTCATTGTCATTGTAGCAATCGGAAAATTATCTCTTGCATCTGCAGGATTCATTAGATGACTATATGCTGGTTGTAGCATAATGTTACCTGCAAAATATGGGCGCGTCTGAATCAAATGTTCTTCAAGATAATCAACAATATCGCTACGTGTAAAAGGAACACCTTTGCGAATTGTTAACGGGAATGCAAACCAACTAGGATTACTCTTTGCCTGTGCTCTTGGTAAGTGGAAATATTCTTCATATTTACTATAGATATCAAACAATAAGTTGTAATTGCGTTTGCGTAACTCGTGTATTGTTTCCAACTTATCTAATTGAACCAATCCCATCGCACCTTGCAATTCAATTGGTTTTAAATTGTAACCTATTTCATCATACACATACTTGTGATCAAAAATTTCTCCCGGCATCTCAGGAATCCATTCTTTAAACCGTGTGCCACAAGAACCGCATTTTAATTTATTTGCTTCAGGTCCAACACAATAACATCCGCGACCCCATTCTCTAAATGATCTAGCAATGACTTCTGTTTCATATGTCTTGCAGGCAACAAACCCACCTTCGCCCATTGTCATGTGGTGGGCAGGATAGAATGAACAAGATGCCATCTCACCATAAGATCCTAATGGATTTCCGTCATATGTAGATCCTAAAGCATCGCAGCAATCTTCCAAAAGAATCATATCATATCGTTTAACTAATTCCATCACCCAATCCATATTAGGTGGATTACCTAATACATGAGCAAATGTAATTACTCTGATATTATGTTTTTTAATTAGTTCTTCTGCTCTTGTTAGATCAAGATTTAATGTATCTAATTCAATGTCTAAAAATACAGGCTCAAATCCAAGTTGTAAGGTGGGATTTAATGTTGTAGGAAATCCTGCAATAGGCATCAATACCTTTGTTCCCTTTGGCAAATTATATCCACGCTTAGATGTAAGAGTAGACATCATTAACAAGTTAGAACTAGATCCAGAATTTGTTAAAATTCCATGATTCTTTCCAAATTGTTTAGGAAACTCTTTTTCAAATTTTACGGATTGGTCGCCCATAACAAGCCAACCATTTAATAACGTACTTACTGCTGCAAGTATTTCATGCTCGTCAAAATATGGACCTGCGTATTTAACGAAGTCTTTACCAGGAATCCAAATTTCCTCATTGCGTTTATTTCTAACAAACTCCGCAATGCCAATTAAAATATCATCTTTGTTCATAATTTACCAATATGCGTAATTAGTTTCTAAGTTGGGATGTACCACTCTTTGTGCTTTATCCTCATCCAATGGGTATATCCAATATTCATTAAACATAGGAAGCCATTCTTTATACGAAGGAGATTGTAACCAACGGGAACCAACAATACCAAAAAATAATTGGATCGTTCCGCCTGTCTGTATTCCTACTTTTCCTTGTTGCTTAGCATGCTGAGCATAAAAAGGAGATTGTGTTGTCACTCCCGTTAACAAAACATCATAATCATAACTATCAATTAATTTCTTTGTATGTTCAACTATACTATCGAATGTATTACATCCTGGAATTTGTCTATCATCTGCAAGTGGATGGTATGGCGTTTTAATACAATCCACTAATTCAAAAGGTACAATTTTTTCTTTGTCTTTGCCCCAAATCCTATCAAGGTGATCCCATTGATATTTTATAGATTCGGCGTGTGTAGATATTACAAGAACTTTTTTACCTTTTAAATGTTGTGTCCAAGGTACTGGCAGTTTATTATACTCAGAATAATATCCCAACAATCCTCCAGGATCTAATGCCGCAGTATCCTTATGAAAGAATGTTGGTTTATCCTCAAATTGCTTTATAAAATTTGATCTTTTAATATCTCCAGATACATCAACAAATCCTAAAATATCACACTCTTTCATTACGTCTAAAGTCTCGGGCCACAACTTTTTAAACACGTAATCCATATTATCGGGTACGCCGCCTTCAACTAATGTGTATTCATTGTAGTGTTGTCTATCGGGAATAATTCCTCGAGAGATACAATCAAGAACATACCCTGCAGTATTGTCTATTCTTAATAGTGAAAACGGGACATTACTATCCAATTTTTCTATTAACAGGTCATTTAGTTTGTAATAGTCAATTTGCATAGTATAGTGCTAATTTTTCTTTATCTGTTTTAATATATCGAAACACATCTTGTACATCAGGTGTAAGCGATTGATATAGTTGCATCATCTCTGTTTCCGCCTGATGCATATTATAATTAGTTCCCCGCGGGTGGGCAATAGTAAATGCGTAATCTCGAATAACTGGTCGTTTTTTAATATAACTAAGTGCGGTAAAAATTATATCAAAACTCCAACCCATTTTATACGGAGCAAAATTTATATTTCTATTTTTTGCGTCATCAAGTATATCTTTATGAATAAACCAACAAGTGCAATCTGTATTTGCAACCATTTTTAAATTAGGCTCGTCCAGGTCAAAACTTGTTAAATCTGTTCTAAAAGGATTGTAGAATGTGTAATCTACATTGGGAGCATAGATTCCCCAATTATAGGTGTCAAAGCAATCTCTTGCACCTTGATAAATTTCTGCCCAATTATCATATGATGCGTCTGCTTGAATGTGAAACATTACATCGCCGGTAAACAATTCTAATGCTTTTAAGAATTGTGCAGTGAAATAACTTTCTTCTCCAATGTTGTGCCAATTGGGATCGTCCTCACGGTGATTGTCGTCACTATTAATGACAACAGGCACAACCCCAATGGCACTCAGTTGCTTTTGCTTTTCTTTTGTTTTTTCATATTGACCGCGCCAATTGAAAATAAATGTCTGTATATTCATCGTTGTAAAATTTTATTATACACTACGGCATCAAACCAATTCAAGAAATTATCAAGCATGATGTATGATGGAGGGATGCCATTTTTAAATTTTGGCGCATTAAGCATTATGTTATATAATTCATCATTGCCGTCCAAATACATAATAAATTTAATTGCTTCTTCAACACTACCAAAATCATTTACATCAATAAATGCATTTGGATTAAAATCCGAACTAATTGTTTCACTGCCCCAATAAATTGGAATTGTTCCTGCATAAAATGCGTGGAGTATTTTTTCAGTAACATAACCAGGATGCGAATATGGCTCAAAGCAAATATTAAATTTCCTTGTTGATAAGAATTCAATTTTTGCAGCCTCGCCTTCCAAATTAACATCTATATTTTTATATAGTTTGCCCGCACTATCAACGTGTTTTTCTTTGTGCAACATTTTAAAGAAATTATTACGTTCCTGACAATTCGGGTTACTTACAACAAAAGAACAGAATCCGGTTTTCTCTTTAATTTCTGGATTAAAGATATAGTTAAAATCGTATTTAGTATTGTGTATGTGTTCCAATGCCCACATATAGACAACATACAATGGCAATCTATAATGCCAAGATTCAAAGTTATGATCAAAACTTATTGCGTAGTTGCAATCATAATCTTCTGGTCTTTGATTTTCGCCTGTATAGAAAATCTTAACGCAATCTTTAGAATATTTTAAATTGTTTTCTCCAAAATTTCTATCACCAAATAACAAAAAATCAGGATTCTCATTATTAACTTCTACATCATATCGTGTAGATAACAAGTCCATAAAGAATGTTGCTAGATGCGGATGGGTATCTGTAAACCCTATACTTAATTTTTTAGTCATATAACTTTCTTAATTATCAAAATTCATGCACATATCTTCAACCAAATCATCGAATGATTGTGTGGGTTTCCATCCTAATTGGATTCTTGCCTTAGACGCATCTCCCAATAATGTCTCAACTTCCGCTGGTCGGAAATACTTTTTATCTACTCGGACTATTACCTTTTTATCTGCTTTATTAATACCAACTTCATTAACACCGTCGCCTTGCCAACGAATTTGCAAACCAAAATATGGAGCACAATGTTCAACAAATTCTCTTACGGAAAACTGTTCTCCAGTTGCAATAACATAATCCTCGGGGGTATCTTGTTGTAGCATCATCCACATTGCGTTAACATAATCTTTAGCATGCCCCCAATCTCGCATGGCGTTTAGATTACCAAGATACAAACACTCTTGTTTGCCTTCACTAATTGCCTTTAAAGCATTTACAATTTTCTTAGTTACAAAGTTGTGGCCACGGCGAGGAGATTCGTGATTAAATAGTATGCCTGAACAAGCAAACATATTATACGACTCTCTATAATTTTTTACAATCCAATAGGCGTACATTTTTGCAACACCGTAAGGAGATCTAGGATAAAATGGGGTTGTTTCTTTTTGTGGGATTTCCTGAACTAATCCAAATAGTTCAGAAGTAGATGCCTGATAAATTTTTGTTGTTTTATCCAGATTGAGCAATCTTACCGATTCTAATATTTTTAGCGTGCCCATTGCATCAACCATACCAGTATATTCGGGAGTCTCAAAAGAAACCTTAACATGGCTTTGTGCTGCTAAATTATAAATTTCATCTGGAGAATGTTTTTTTAGAACATTCATCAATGATAACGAATCAGTCACATCTCCATAGTGCAATTCTAGATTTGGGTGGTTAAATATATGGTCAATTCTAGAAGTATTAATTGAGGAACTCCGTCTAATAATACCATGAACTTCATATCCTTTTTCTAATAGAAGTTCTGCTAGATAGGAACCATCCTGTCCGGTGATTCCTGTAATCAATGCTTTTTTCATTTCAAGCCTTATAATAAATTAATAACGACTTAAATATTTATAAGTCTAAAATAGGTAAAAGGGCGCTTATGCGCCCTTTGGTTAAATTAAAAATTTTTAGAATGGAATCTCATCATCTTCTTGCGGAGCAGATACAATTACTTCTTCTTCCTTGGGTGTTTCCATTTTCTTGTAAAGATCCAAAAAGGCATTCTTTGTATCTGCATCAAAGCGATTAATACAAAGTTCAATTGCCTTTTGCCGATCTTTAAACATTGAGAATGCTTTTACAATATGAACAAGACGTCGAGTAGAAATTAATTCATCAATTGCATCTTCAAGATATGTCTTGCGAATAACCTCGGCCCAAGTAACCAATTTGTCTGCAAATTCTGAATCTTCACAATTCAATTCTTTCATATTGTTGATAATGATCTTATGCTCAATTTTAGCATTTGGATACTCTTGTTCAACAGTAATAGGAAAACGCTCAAGGAATGCCTCATCAAGAATTTGTGCTGCAATATATTTGCCGCTATCCGAACCTTGACCTTTAGTATTTGCTGTAGCAACAACAGTAAACCCAGGGGCAGGATAAATTACATCACCATTCTTTTTATTAAAATATGGCTTGCCTTCAAGAATACCTTGAATACACATTAGTTTATTACTGCCACGATCAATCTCGTCAATCAACAAAACTGAACCACGGCGCATTGCTAGAATAACAGGACCTTCACGGAATGTTACGTTACCATCAATTAATGTAGATCCACCAACAAGATCATCTTCATCCGTTTCAATAGAAATATTAACACGAACACATTCTCGCTTTAGTTTAGAACAAACTTGTTCTACCATAGTAGTTTTACCATTACCAGTTAGACCAGTAATAAACACAGGATAAAACACTTTAGATTTAATGATGGATTCTAAATCTCGGAAGAATCCAAAAGGAACATAGTTGTCATCTTTAATAGGTACTAGATTTTCAACTTCTGTTACCATGCGTTTTTGTCGCAACGGAATAACTTGTGCTTGTAGTGCAGGGACTTCTTCTTTCATAACTGTTTCTTTAAAGATTTCTTTTTCTACATTTTCCGAGACATCAAGATTTAATACACCGCGGCTTGCTCGATATTTTGCACCATTTATTAGCCAAAAAGGTGTCTTAATTCCTTTTTGTTCTAGATAAGCAATTACATCTTTTCGTGCTGCGGTCTTACCAAATTTAATTACAAGGTCTGCTACAAGCTGTTTTTTATCAATATTGGTTTTCATAATATAGTCCTAGGGATAAGGATGGGGATTTCACAAAATAATTATAACATCTTTTGATGTTCGTGTCAAGCGATTTCTTCAATAAATTTGTTCAAAAGTATCCGATTCATCAACTTAGATTTACGATTTTTAATGAAAGCTTTCATAAGATCTCTTTTTGAGGTATCACTTGTAACTTCCATTTCTTCATCATGAATAATCAAATCCTCAGAAGAAACCAAAAAGTATTTATCATAAGCATACGTAGATAAAGAATAAAATTTATCTTTTCGAATTTTGCTCATAATATTATGAACATCCTCCACTCTAGACAATCCAGATATATCCAAAACTCGTTGTACAGTTCTACGTCCTGCACTTGGCATAATGAAATATCCTACAAGATTTGTTCCTGTACTTTTGCGAAGCAAATCAAGAAGAGCTGCAGTAATTGGTTGGCCTGGATTGGATTGTCCAAATATTTTTGTTTTCGGGTTGGTTACAATAATATTCGATGGTGCTCTATATCCAATACCATAATAAGTATTTGCATTTTTCGGCATATTATCTGGCGTAATAATTGTGTCGGTAAAATTACCGTCACCGTCAGTAAGAAATATAGTATTAACAATATCGAGTTTATACATTTCCCTAAACATAGGAATAAAATGATTAGCAAACGTAACTGCCTCATTTAAAGGCGTTGAATTTAATTCCCATCCATCAGGAATGTCAGAATGCCGATGACGTTGCCTTTCAAATATTGCACCAAATTGCAACAATTTCTTTTGAGCAAAATTATATTGTGCGGTAGTCATGCTGTTGGACAATAATTCAAAACTTCTATATCCGTTATGGGCAATTGATAAGTCAATTGGTTTTGAGGAGAAGGTTGGATAATCTCTAGTAGAATAATCAGGGCCGTGTTTATATTTAAAATAATTACTAACAACCCCAAATGTTGAATCTGTAAAGGATAATACTCGGAAAGGAATACTTACTTTTTTACAAAAATCTGCGAGCACTAATGTCTGTTCAATAGTTTGCGAAATATTGTCAGACATTGATCCTGACCAATCTATAAACATTACCATTCCATGATTCTTACCTCCAGGAATTTTAGTAACACGTTTAAAAAGATCATCATTAAATTTATAACTAAAAATTTTATCTAAATTCAATTCTCCAGTTTTTGCAATTTTTGCTCGAGCAAACTGTGCTGCATTCCGTTTTAGTTCAAATTCTTTAACAAGATACTGAATGAATTTACCATTAGTTTGTTTGTAATTTGCAAGCAATGCGCCCGTATCTTTAATATTTGCATTTGAGTCAAGACCAGACCAATCAGTATTTTTATATAGGAAATCGTGAGGGATAATTATTTCTTCAATGTTAGCATCCGGCAGATTGAAATACTTATACGGACGAATATCATTTGATAACAGATCTGCTTCACGCAAACGATATTCTTGATCCGTAATAGAACTTGGATCGCTAGATTTATTTGCTCCTGCTCGGCGGGCGCGCGGTTCGCCAGTTTTGCCGTCTATTTCATCTTCGTCAAATTCATCAGAATCATCGTCAAATTCAATATCAAAATCATCGGAAAATTCTCCGTCAGAATCTTCGATGTCCCCGTTGATTCTAAGTTTTTTTCGTTTTTCAATTTTTTCTTCATCGTCAATTGATTTTTGATTGTTATAAAGTTCTTTTGCAATAGCTAAAACTTCATCCCACGTTGTCAAAGAATCAATTCGTTTGATGTAAACTTTTTCTTCGTCTGAAAAAGGTACAGCCATAAAAGGGCCAACCTTAAAGTGCAGGTTGATACGATCAATAAAAGGCAAGGTGTTGACATCAAGATCTTTGATGCCAAAGAAATCTTTATCAACTAAATCTTTGTATGCTTTATAGAAAGATGAACGTAGACCGGGATATCGTACTTTAATGCATTTTTCAATACGGGCATCTTCGATCACATTAAGATAAGATTTGAATCCTTGGGTATGTCCTCTCACTGCATCATGCCATCCATCTGGAGGTGTTTCCCATGCATGACCAACTTCGTGTCCAACAAGAAGGTCATATAAGTCACCGCTCATTTCTTTCCAAATAGGAAGAACAAGAATTCGGTTCTTAGGGTCAAAGTATGCGGTAGATGTTTTCTTATGTTGCACAGAGATGTTTTCTTGTGCAAGAAGCTTTGCAAGAGTAGATTTTGAGTTTGCTAGTGCCATGGTTTTTTCCTTACTGATGCTATATTATAACATCTTTTAGATAAGAAGTCAAGCACTTTTTACGCCGTGGGCGGACGTGTGATAGCCAAAATTTTAGATATTTGAGCTTCTATAATGGGTTTTCTGTTTGGCCATTTAATAAAATCCTTGTCCGGATTCTTTAAAAGATTGGCCAATAAGGGCATAATTAGCGCCTCAACTTTGCTTAATTTTTCAGCAACATCTTTTTCAATTAGTTGTCGATATGCATCAGTATCAAAATTTGCACCAGAACCAGCTTTTACGAGTTCTTCCAAATTGTCAACCTTATTTAAAAGCGCAGCAATTTTGTTTTCAATACCCGAGGTATCTATAACAGGGGCAGGGGAAGCAACTGGTTTCTCTACTATAGACTCTTCTGAATCTACAGCAGTAAAACCAAAGTCAAATATTTCAGTATATTCAGTTGGAATCTTTGTGCTCATTTAGTGCCTCTACCATTGTTTTAACTGCGTATTTTTTAATTATCTTTTTACGTTTATTTTCAAATTTCTTTTTTGCAAAATCTAATTTAAATTTAGAAACTCGGTGTGTAAAATCTGTTCCATTCATATGATCAAATTCATGTTGGAAAATTCTAGCTGTTAGGCCTTTGAATTCATTTTCAACAACTTCGCCTTTTTCATTTTGATATTTAACTTTAACAGTTGTTGGACGTTTAATACTAAGCATTATGCCTGGGTATGACAAACAACCTTCGTTATAATTTTCTTCTTTTGCATTATATTCTAAAATTTCAGGGTTGAATACTGCAATTTGTATGTCGCTAAGACCCATTACAAATACTCTCATATCAAGACCAACTTGGTTAGCACTTAGACCAACCCCGCCCAATTGTTTCATTCTTTCAAATAAAACATTTGAAACATTAATAGCGCTTTTACCATCTTTTTTAAAATCAAAAAGAGTTGGAATTTTTGTCATAACCTCCGCAGTAGGTTCAACTAAATTTAATTTGTCTTTTCTTAATATAATCATACTATTCTACTAAAATTTTGATACTTTTGAAATTTAATTACTGATTTAAATTTGTCAATCAATTGATCGCCTTTATGCGAAATTACAAACACATTTGTATCATCACTTATGGTATTCAACAAATTCATAACGTAATCCGTACCGTTTGCATCTAATGAGGAGTCAAATACTTCATCCAATAGTAATAGATTGGTACTTGCACTATTCTTCATCTTTGCAATTGTTCGCCATGTAAATAACAGCGCCAAATCAATTCTTTGCTTTTCACCTTCACTAAAAGATGCATAACTAAATTCATCTCTATGTCTAGATTTAATTGTCTCATTAAATGATTCATCTAGTTCAAAGTGGACAAAGAAATCCATTGCTGTTAAATACTTATTTACTAACTTATTTATTACCGGCAAGTATTGTCTAATAATTTTAGTTTTAATGCCCGTATCTTTTAATAAAGAACCAGCTGCTTCGTGATAAAACTTATCCTCATTTATCTTTGATCTATCAGAAACTAAATCTACAATTTCTTTTGCCATTGACTTTAAATTTATTTTCTCATTAGTCAATGATGTTAGCGTGTCATCTTTTTGTTCTAGATCAGCCATCAATTTTTTAATGTAGCTTTGAGACGCAATCATAGAATTGTTTACTCTCAAAATTGATACTTGAACATTTGACATTGATTTTTTAATATCCTCAATCTCAGTAAGACGTGTCTCAACTTCTGTAATTTTTTCGTTAATTTGATCTAATGCAGATGTAACTTCTTCAATTTTATGTGTATGTTTTTCAACAGTTATTGTCTTTAGATCATTGGAAATATTCTGATTACAGGTTGGACAATTGTCGTGTTCCTCGTAAAAATTAATTTCGTTTTTAGCTTTTTTAATTCTATCAGTAAGATTCTTATACAGATTATTTAATTCTGTTTTCTTTTTTGTTTGTTCATCAGAATCGGATACACTCAATTCATGCACTGCATATGTATCTTGTAGATCTTCTAATTGTGTAGACAATGCTGCAATTTCTGCAGTTGATTCATCAATCTTAGTTTGGACATCATTTTCACGTTTCTTTTTATCTTCTTCCAACTGAAGAATGTATCCTTGTTGTACTTTTACTTTGTGCTTTCCGATTTCAATCTTGCCATCTAAATCTTTAATTGCATCCTTTAAAGAATTTATCTTATCCTTAAGCACAGTATTCATTACAGAAAATATTTGAATATCTAAAATATCCTCAATAATTTCTCTTCGATACCCTAGGGATAATTGCATAAAGGGAGTAAAAGAAGCGGATCCTAAAATTACAATCTGAGTAAACGATTTATAATTTAATTTTAGAATGCTTTCTTCTAAGTATTTCTGATAATCTCTTGATGCTGCATCTTGATTAAGAATAACACCGTCGCAATAGATTTCAAAAACATTCGGTTTCATTCCCCGAACAATTCTATAATCTTTTTTACCAATAGAAAATTCTACCTCAACCGCAAGATTCTTGCCGTTGATAGTATTCATTAGTTGCGGTTTATTAATACTACGAAATGGTTTATTAAAAAGACCAAAGCAAATAGCATCAAGAATTGTACTTTTGCCGGCACCGTTTTCACCAACAATTAAAGTAGATGGCGATGCCTCAAATTCTATTTCTGTAAATTGGCCGCCGGTTGATAAGAAATTTTTCCATCGTATTTTTGTAAATCTTATACTCATGCTTCTTCGTAGTGTTGTGCTTCGACATACAATGTCTTAAGCAATGTCTTCAATCGTTCTTTGTCCGCATCTGTTTCAATACTATCAACATAACCAGTAAGCAATGTCATAGTATCTTCTAGATCAATAGCATCATCCAATGCCTCAGATTCAAACTCGGAAAAATCCTCAATAATTTTAACTTCAAGTGGATCTTGTTTATAGATACGTTCTATAAACTTATCAAACTTGTGAAAGTCTCTCTTCTTAACTACAACAATTTTTATATGTTGTGCCTCAAAAGTTTTAACATCAATAGTATCAGGATCCGTTGTTTCATCATTATAATAATACTTTGTAAAAATAGTATATGGATTTTGTACAAACTCTAAAGAATGATCTTCAGTATCAAAGATAAAGAATCCTTTTGGATCGCTTTCATCATTCCATGTTAATTCGTAAGGAGTACCTAGATATGAGATATTTCCCTCACTAGATTTAGTATGAAAATGTCCGCTTAATACGTGTTTGTACTGTTTAAAATAACTACGATCAAATCCTTCATGGTTATCAATACCCCGCATCATTTGAAATCCGGAAATTTCAAAATGTCCGATACAATAATCAGAAGAACTTGCATCCATAAATGCAGCAATTTCTGTTTCGTTATCTTTGCAAATCCAGGGAATTATATCAAACTGAACACCATCAAATTTCATTATACCTGGCTCTTGGAAAATAGTAATGTTACCATAGTCCTTTAACAATAAATCTGGAGAATTTACGCTAAGACTTTCTTTCCAGAATATATCATGATTGCCAACCAATGTAATTAGTTTAATACCATTGGCTTCCATGGGATCAAAGAAATACCGTCGGGATTCTGCAAGCGAATGAAAATTAATATACTTCCTGCGATCAAATAGATCTCCTAATTGAACAACAGTATCAATATTGTTGACTTTTAGATACGGGAACAATACATTAGTATAGAATTTTTCATAGTACGCATGAAATGCTTTAGAGTCATTTCTAACTCCAAAATGGGTATCTCCTAACAAACAAATCTTCATATCAATCTTTAAATTCGTTATCTTCTCTATGGCCTACGCGCATTGCCATGTTAGCATCAGTTTCTCTTACTTGCACTTTGCAACACCATACACGATCCTTTTCACCATAGTTAGGTAAGAAAATTGTGTTTATGTATTCATAAAGAAAATCAGCAATACCTTCACAACCAGTCTTTTCAACTTCTGTAATCTTTGCTAATTTTAATGTGCCTAGATGCAATAGATGTTCTCGCATTGGATCATC